CCGCGAGAGATTTCACATATTTCTGTTTCCACAGCCGCGAACTCTCCTCTTTTGTTGCACGCTCGCCAGTCTCTGTTTTGTCGCTGATTTTACAACCAGACGAATATCCGAGCGGCTTGAACGTCGAGTTTTGCACAACGCCCAAAATAAGATCTACTCCGTCTCTGAATCCAGTCATTGTTCTTGTTGTTTTTAAGGTTCTTTGTATGTCAATAGCATAAATCCCATGACAGGTCACACAGCATCAATACAACGGCCATCGCAATCCCAGTGGCAATCACCACTAAAACGATGTCCCCAAGTATCTCTTTCAAGCGTTTCCAGTTTATCATGTTCCTTGTTGTTTATAGAATCTTTAATCCGTATTTAATCACCATGTAAAGGACAATCACCGCCAGCAGCGTCAGGGCCACCGTCCAGCCCGTGCCAACCCCTTTTGCCGGGGTCGCCTCCACCACCTTCTCAACAGTTTCAGTCTTGACGATGGTGTCGGTCGTGTGTTCGCGGACGGTGTCGTGTACGATGCGCTCGCGCCACACCGTGCGCTCACGTTCCACCGTCACAGTGTCAGGGCCTTCACGGATGATTACTGTCTCACGCACTATCACGGAGTCGATGGTGTGCTTCAGGCTCACCGTCGCCTCGTCGTGCGTGTCAGTCCTTACCGTCGCCGTCGTCACGCTGTTGCTTCTGCAACTCGTCAAGCACAGGACAATCGTCGCTATGAGGGCAACTATTAGCCTGCTTGATGGCCTTCTGTAGGTTCTTGACATCTCTTCGCAGTCCTTTGATTTCGTTCTGGAGCGGCTTGGCAATGTTTTCCTTGAACTCCGTGACATAGGTCTTTGATAGCTCCATCTCCTCCTGCCGGTTGCGGATGTCCTGCTCCTTCACCTTCTTTCGGTGGAGCCTTCCGTCCACGAACCAACCGCAGGCCGTCAATAGGGCAACGATGCTCGGAATTATGCTGTACCAATCCATTCTCATTGTTTGTACTCCTTTCTAACATCAAAGCACGGGCAGGCCTTAGTCCACTCGTTGCTGGTGATTTTGCCGTCGCCGTTCAGGTCGGGACTCAGGTCGCGGTGGCCGCACACATCGGCCCACGGGAAGCGTTTCCTGAAATCCTCCACATACGCCTTCAGCGCGGCCTTTTGCGCCTCGGTGCGCGTGTCGGCTGGTTGTCGGTTGGTATCCAGTCCGCCAACATACACAATGTGCCGGCTTGTACCGTTGTAGCCTTGTGCCCCATTGGTGACTTCCCAGCCGTCCACATACGCATCCTCGTTGTTCGGCACCAGACGCTCGACCGTGCCGTCAAGATGCACCATGTCCGTATAGCCGACTTGCTTCCACCCTCGGCCTTTCGGCTTTGGGCTGCAATGCATACGGCGGATGTCAGCGGCTGTCACCTCCCGTCCTTCCGGCGTGGCGGTGCAATGGATAACAAGTCGTTCTATACGGTTTTTCATGGTTCGCAGATTTTTACAGGTAAGTTGACTTTATTGTTTGCTAAATGCGCACGGCATAGCCGACACACGCGCTGAAGGTCGATTTCAATTTCCCGCTGGTCGGCACAGCGTCAACGGCAGCCTCGGCGAAGATCCTTGAGTGCTTGCCAATGTCGAAGGCCACGCCCGCCCCTGTATTGGCGGCAATGCCAATCTTGTATTCTGTCGAGGGGTTGTAGGACGCGCCCACCTGCACGAAGGCGTAAAGCGGACTGAAATTGATTACTGGCCCGGTCAGGACGGTGGCGTATCGGTCGAATCCGGCTTGAGGGACAAACCCGCTGACGGAAGCGGACAATCGCCATTTCCACAGGTTGCTCAGGGTTTTGCCGACAATGGCCTGAAGGCCGACATTGGAGCAGCCTTGCTGGTTGGCGTAGGTTACGGCCAGTCCAGCATCCCAGCCCTGAAAAACCAGTTCTTGGACGGCGGGCGTCTCAGCCTCCACCGTCTGGACAACAGTCGGCGGCTGGTAGGCGATGGCGGCTTCTGAGGCGTAGCCGGTTGCCGTTGCGGTCAGTACCACAACCGAAAGCAGTGCGAGAATTCCGAAATTTCTTTTCATCTTTTTGTGTGTTTGATGGTTAATAAAAAGGTTGATTGTTGTTAAGGCGTTGTCTGATAAATCACGACCACGCCCTTTTTGTCGTTGCGGATTGAGCTACCACCAGCGCGAACCAATGCGCTCATCACAGTACCGTAATAAAGGGCATCCTTTTCGTTCTCGAACAATTCGTGGTTACCCATTGCACGGCTCACGCAGCCTTCCTGCCAAGCAAGGCCAGCGGCTGAAGTCGTCGCGGTTGCGGATGAGGCCATTGATGCACCGTTAGCGGATACACGGAACACCGTCGAGCGCATGTAGAAGTCAAAGCCATACAATTTGCCGACAATACCACGCTGCGCATTGGCAGAGGCCAGGAATGCATTGGACTCGCTTTCGGTAAGGCTGGCAAGCAGTTGGTTGTACATAACTGCATCAAGCAACATGCAACGGCCAGTCTGAGGAATGTCGTCAAGGTCAAAACGATTCTTCACGGCCAGCACATCGGCTTTGGTCATGGCCTGACGGTTTCCAGTCGATGAGGGCAGGTGGGCAGGTGCGGCGGCACCAGTGGTGCCAACCTTGGTGTAATCAGAAGGCACCCACAACTTTGCCAAGTCAGTATGTACCACGTCGGCAATGGTCGATTTCGTTTGTGATAAAATGCTGTTGCGCTTGTTGTAGGAAAGCTCCACGGCCTCCGAATACTGGAGATGCACGGGATCCGTCGAGTATTCGTGGAGGCTGTATTCCAGATCGTGGTCTTCGCGCTGGGTTGCCTGGGCAGGCCATTGGTTCCTGTCTTTTACGACATTGGGCGCACTTCCTGCGTTCGGAACGTGGACGGTCTTGTTGTCCACGAATTCCGAATGGTTGATGCTTCGGCTTGCAAACGTGTTGTCTGCAAATAATTGCTCAACAATATCATTGAGCCAGATTTCTTTCTGTAGTGCCATCGTCTTTAGTGTTTTTTGTTAAACTTCTCGTTGAATTTCTGCTGATAGATTTCAGGGTACTTCGTCTTCAGCTCCAAGAGGCGGTCGGTCTTGTCAAGCTCGTCCCAACTCATCTTGTACAGGTCGCCGTCAGCCATTCCAACGGGCTTGGCTTCCAACGGTTTTCTTTCAGGCAGCGCGGCCAGTGCGGTCTTCGCGGCCTCATAGTCAAGCTCAAAGAGCTTTTCAAATTGCGGTCTCGCCGTCGCGTCGATGCGGCCAGACTTCACGGCATTGTCCAAGAGATTCACCACCTCCTGTTTCTGGGCTTTGGCTTCGGCATCGTCGATGGCCTTCAGTCTCAGTCTCAGTTGGCGGTTTTCCTCCTCAAGGTTCTGCCTTGTGGCCTCGTGGGACGCAATCTCCGATTTCAGTTCGGTGATGGCATTCACGCAGGCCTGCGGGCTGGCGTTCTCGTCCAAGCCCAATGTCAGTGCGATTTCTTTTGGCATGTTATTGTTGATTTTAGGCCCTATTGCCTTGTTCGGCAAGTCGGACAGGTTAATGACTTTGTTGTCGTCGTCGTATAGCACCACCGTCGCGTTCGCGTTCGACGGGATGTCACAGATCGAGATTTCCAGCAGGCGGCAGCGCGTCACCGTGGCCACCTTCTGGCCCTCCTTCAGCATTTCCGGCGCGTCGCTCCACTCCAGAGGCGCGAAGCCGATAGAGCAGGCATTTAGGATGCCGGACTCGTATTTCTGTTTGATTTTTACGGCAAACTCGTCGTTCTCGTCAAACACCGGCTCCCCGGTCAATACACCGTTCTCAATGCGCAGGTCTTTCCAGATGCCGATGGGCAGTTGGTCGCTGGTCACGCCCAGACCGCCCCGATTGTGGTTCCACAGCATCACGGGGTTCTTCAGGAAGGCCGACAGGTCGATGCCGTCCGTCATTACCCAGAAGCCGTAACTGTTGATGCTTTCGTCGCTGATAACTATCCGTTTCATCGTCTTTTCCCGATTTTCACGGTGCAAAAGTGCCGCCTTTCACACATACCGGCAAAAAGAGTGTACACGGTGTACACATTATTTTTTTATACGCCTGCACGTGCGGAATTTTGCGGCTCTAAATTCTATTTTTCACCATGAGCAACCGATCTGAAATGGCCGCAAAGAAGGCCCAAGCCTACCGACTTTTCATGTCGGGCTATACACAAAAGGAAATCGCCGACCAATACGGAATCACGGAGGCGACCGTCTCGCGGTGGGTCAATGCTGAAGGCTGGAAAGACCGCCTTTCCGAGGAGAAAACCTCCAGCGTGGAACTCGCCAATTCGCTGATGCTGTCGGCAAAGAAAATCACGGAGGCCATCATTGCCGAAATTGGCAAGCCCGACTACAACATCGATGCAGTGACAAAACTGTCGGACAATGTGGTCAAAATCATGGCCAGTGCCGAGCGCGTGGCCAACACCGTCAACCGTGCCACCGTCATCGATGTCTTCACCTCGTTTGACCGCTGGCTCCTTGAGCGTTCCAAGACCGACAAGACTATCACGCCGGAACTGCTGGCCGTCATCAACCGGCTCCATCAGGAGTACATCAACCACATCAACAACCGCAATTGATTATGGCAAACGCGGCACGGCGCAAACAACAGGAAGCCGAGTGGCAGGCCCTTTGCGCTTTCATTCAGGAAAAGACACGCCACCTGTCGGGTAACGACAACGCATCGATACTCGAACGCGAGAAGCGTGTGGCCAGAACCAGAAAAGACTACGCCTCGTTTGTCGAAACCTATTTCTCCCACCTTGCCACCAAGCCCACCGCCAAGTTCCAGAAGGATGCCGCCAACTATGTCCTGAATAACGACCGCGCCCGTGCCGTCTTCGAATGGGCACGTGGCCACGCCAAATCCACTCATGTCTCGATGATGATACCGATGTGGATCCTGGCACAAAAAGACCACACGCCCCTAACTATGGTGCTGGTGTCAAAGTCGCAGGACTCCGCCAAGCAGCTGCTTGCCGACCTTCAGGCGGAACTGGAGAACAACGAACTCTACAAGGTTGACTTCGGCATCGGCAAGGGCGACGGCATCTGGAGCGACGGACGCTTCAGCACCAGCGACGGTTCCATGTTTATCGCGCTGGGCCGTGGCCAGTCGCCCCGTGGCATAAAGAAATCGGGCCGCCGCGTCAACTACATAGTCATTGACGACATCGACGACGACGAAATGGTCTTGAATCCCGCCCGTGTCGAAAAGGCCACCGACTGGTGCCTCTCCGCACTGTACGGAACGATGGACGCGGGCCGTGGCCGCTTCGTGCTGGTAGGCAACCGCATCGGGAAGAAGTCCGTCTTGGGCAACATCGCCGAGCGTCCCGGCTTCCACCACACCGTTGTCAACATCCTTGACAAGAAGGGCAACCCCACATGGAAGGAGAACTTCACCAAAAACGAGGTCGAGCAGATGCGCTCCGAAATCGGGGAACGCCGGTTCCAGAAGGAGTACATGAACAACCCCGTCAACGAGGGCACCATTTTCGAGCGCAAGTATATCCGCTACGGCAAGATGCTCCCGTTGCGCCAGTACCGCGCCATTGTCGCCTACACCGACCCTTCCTTCAAGGCTTCATCGTCCAACGACTACAAGGCCACCATGCTCGTGGGTATCACCAAGGAGGGAGCCTTCCACGTGATCCGCGCCTTCGCCGACCAGACCAAGGTCACGGTCATGGTGGGCTGGCATTACGAAATCCGCTCCTTCGTGGGCGACACACCTATTAAATACTATATGGAGGCCAACTTCATTCAGGACATGATTCTCGACGAGTTTAAGCGCGTGGGCAACGAGGTCGGCGTACAAATCCCCATCATCGGCGACCGCCGCTCCAAGCCTGACAAGTTCGCCCGTATCGAGGCCATGCAGCCGTTGTTCCAACGTGGCGAGGTCATCTTCAACGAGGACTTCAGGGGCGACCAAGGCTTTGAGGTACTCGAAGAGCAGCTGCTTTTGTTTGAGAAAGGCTCCAAGGTACACGACGACGCGCCCGATGCCCTTGAGGGTGCCGTTTGGCTATTAAGCAACAGAATACGAATCAGCGACAGCCGCTATGTGGTAGGCCGCCGCACAAACTGGAAATACTGATGTTTATCACCGTAGAAGAAATGCAGACCGTCATCTATGAGCATGTCATGGACGACATATCGGCCAACGACGATGCCACCGTCCAACAGTGCATCGAGGCCGCCGTCAGCGAAATGAAATCCTATCTGGCCAGCCGCTATGATGTGGCCACCATCTTCGCCGCCACCGGCACCGACCGCGACCCGCTTATCCTTGAGGACACCAAGGTCATCGCCGTGTGGAACCTTATCCGGCTCTCCAACAACGAGCTCATCTACGACCAATGGCGCGAACGCTACGACCGTGTCATCGAGTTTATGAGCAAGGTGTCCGAAGGCAGCATCACGCCCACGCTTCCCGTTGCCACCGACGAGCAGGGCAACCCTATCCTCAAGTCACGATTCGGCTCCAATCCCAAGTTCCAACATAATTACTAATCATCATGGCTATTACTGACATATTCAAAAGAAAGAAAAATCAGGGAAGCGTCCTGAGCAATAGAGAAAAGAAAACGGTTCTCCGGGTCATCCGCCGTCAAGAGGCCATCATTCGCCGCGACATCGCCAGTTGGCGCACCGCCCGCATTGAGGCCACACTTGCTGACGAACCCAAGCAGCACCGCCTTCAGGTGTTATACGACGAGGTCATGTTGGATGCCAAGATGACCTCCCAAATCGGCATGCGCATCGGCAAGTCCCAGTCTGCCGACTGGTGCCTCAAGAAAGGCGACCAGAACGACGAGGAGTCAATGAAGGTTCTCACCGACAAGGGCCTTTTCGACAAACTTGTCAAGTTTATTGTCGAGTCGCAGTTCTACAGCCATAGCCTCGTCCAGTTCCTGTTTGACCGGCAGGGCGATCCTGACATTGAACTCGTGCCCCGTGCCAACGTGTCGCCCGTCACAGGCCGCTTCTATCCCGATGTCTATGGCAACGAAAGCGAGTTGTACCGCGACCGTCCCGACTTCGGCAAATGGATTCTCGAATTCTGCCCTGACAAACTCGACCTCGGCATCCTCAACAAGGCCACGCCTTATGTGCTGATGAAGAAGTTTGCATTGTCATGCTGGAGCGAACTTTGCGAAATCTACGGCATCCCGCCCCGCGTCCTGAAGACCAACACACAGGACAAGGACATGCTCAACCGCGCCGAGGCCATGATGCGTGAGATTGGAGCAGCCGCCTACTTCATCATCGACACCGAGGAAGAGTTTGAGTTTGCCCAAGCCAGCACCACCAACGGCGATGTCTACAAGAACTTCATCGCCACCTGCGACGAGCAAATCTCCCTGCTCAACCTTGGAGCCGTCCTTGGTCAGGATACCGAACACGGCAACCGCTCCAAGGAGGAAGCCTCCACTGACCTCATGGAAATCGTCGTCGAGGCCGACAAGCGCAAAATCGCCTACTACATCAACAAGGCCGCCATCCCCGCTATGGAGAGCCTCGGCATCATCCCGACCGGCCTCCGCTTCGAGTTTGCCAAGGCCACTGACACCGAGAAACTGTGGAAGATGGTTTTCCAAGCCTCGGCCTACTATGAGTTTGATGTCGAGTGGCTCAAGCAGACCTTCGGCATGGAAATCACCGGGCCGCGCATGAATCCGACTGGCTCCGACGATGGCAACGGCGCACTGAAGGCGGGGAACTTCAATTTTTTCGCCTGAGCCCCTTCTATGAGGGGCTGCACCAAGCCTTGAACGACCTATACGGCCAATCCGTCCCGTCTGTTGCGTTGGCAACGCAACCTACACAACTTTCAAACGGCGATAAAAAGCGTTTTGAAAGGGTTTCTAAAGCCTTTCAGGATGCCGCCGAATGGCTCCACGCAAAGAAGGCTTTCACGCCCGAAATGCTCTCCGAGCCTGAACCCATCGCGCTGATGAACGCCACCCATGACATTTTGGCCGAGGAACTGGGGCATCTTGAGCGCAGCATTCCCGACGAAATGGCCCGCGCCTTGGACGAGAACATCTTCCTCTTTTCCGGCTTCAAGACCTACCACGAAATGAATGATGCCTCGCGCCTCCTGAAAGACGAGGACGGAGGCTTCAAGTCATTCGACCGCTTCCTTCAGGATGTGCAGGCCATTGATGCCTCCTACAACCAGAACTGGCTCTATGCCGAGTACAACTTCGCCACGGCCAGCACCCAAATGGCCGCGAAATGGGCCGATATAGAGCGAGACGGCGACGAATACGACCTGCAATACAGAACCGCCCTTGACGGCCTTGTGCGCGAAGAACACGCCGCTCTGGAAGGCATAACCTTGCCGCCCTCCGACAAGTTCTGGAACGAGTACTACCCGCCCAACGGATGGAACTGCCGATGCACCGCTGTCCAGGTACTCCGCGACAAGTACCCACGCTCCGACAGCGATGCCGCCTGCGAAGCTGGTGAACGAGCCACCACACAGATAGGAAAGAACGGCGAAAACAAGGCCGCCATGTTCCGCTTCAATCCGGGCAAGGCAGAGAAGGTGTTCCCGCCCAAGCATCCGTATTTCAAGGCACCCGCCGAGGTGAAAAAGAAGGTGAACGCGATTGTGCTGACAATGGTAACCTCCAACGGCCTTCTTGAAGAAGTTAGACTCAGACGAAAGGAAATAAGCACCGAGGCCAAGGAAACGCTCAGGTCGCAAATAATCCGCCATCCAAAATTGGATAAAAACATTGGTATTTCTGGAGGTGGTATTGATGAGTGGCTGAATCAGCCTCATAAGCACTATGCTGAAAAGAATGAAATGCTTTTGAACATCAAATCTGTTATTGAAAAGTCTGATTACTTGGGAACCACAAAATACAAGGGAAGAGACTGTCATATTTTTGAAACAGAACTTTGTGGCGACAAAACATGGATAATCGTGACGGATGTAGCAGGAAGAGGATTGTCAATTCACAGCATTTCAGATGGTGAGGAGATTTTGAAAGACATAAAGAAACCCGTCTGAACTGGTTCTTGGAACTACAATCCAAGGCAACATTCAAACGGGTTATATCGCCGCAAAAATACAAAACTTTTCAATAATGCAAGCCAAATCACAAAAAAATGATTGACATCAAGAGAAAAATCCTAAACGACATCCGCGTGGAGCTCTCCGACGAGTTTGACCGCAATTTCCAACGGAAGGCCTTCTTTGACCAGTCATGGCCGCCCCGGAAGATGCGCAACCCGAAAGGCTCCCTGCTCATGGTCACGGGCAAACTGCGCCGCTCCATCCGCTGCCGTGTCGATGCCGACAGCGTCGTTTGGGAGACCTCCGAGC